CCATTAATCTACCACCGGCAAATCTAGCGGCCCCTCTTGTTGCTCCACCTACTGCCATGGTTTTAATACCTCTCATAGCACCCAGGCCAATGGGTGCTTTCTTTGCAGCTGCCTTAGCTAATGCAGCTCCAGGATTTTTAGCAAGATGCCTAACCCCTAAAGCACTATAAGCTGCATATTGTCCAGCTGCTACCCTAGTAGCTCCTCTTCCTGCACCCATCCATGGTGTACTTAAAGCAGATACTTTATATCTTGTAGCCGCAGCAGTCATGGCATTGTATCCGGCAACCGTAGTACCAGACATAGCAGCAGCAGAAGATTGAGCCACTAAATGGGCTAATCTGATTCCACTAACTACTGCCTTATAAGCCCATGATACAGTTTTAAGAGTTATAAACCCAGCGATCCCCGCGGCAAAGAACCCCCCGAGTATCTTCTTATCAAACACTTTTTCCAGAAAACCCAGAGTCTTAACTAATCCCTTCATTATAAAGATTAGCATAGGACCAACCTTATCAGTAAAGGATACCCACATAGCTTGCCATGCAGACCCAAGTTTATACATGTGACCTTGAAGGGTGCTCATCATATCATCCAATATACCTGCAGCATAACCTGGCTTAACATTGGATGCCATCCCAGAAAACCTTTCAAATTCTTGTAGGTTCCTAATAAATAAAGAACCAGCTCTTTTACCCCTAACTCCAAATACGTTTTGAAGGATTGCTTGTCTTTGTATATTACCTTGAACTCCTTCAATGGCATTCCCGAATTTCTTCATAACCTCAGTCATAGTAAGTAGATCTCCTTGAGAATCTGTTACATCTGACACTGTTAATCCTAATTCTGCTAAAGCTTTTTGACTAGGCCCACTACCAAAATCTGAGAAAGCACGAGACATATATCTCATAGAATTTTCCATGGCAACACCCGCCATAGAACCCTGTAGACCAGCATTTCCTAATGCCATTACCATTGCAGTAGATTCCCCCAATGATATGTTCAAGTCCATAGATGTGGAGCCTGCATATTTCAAGGCTTCACCTAAGTCAAATAGATTTGTATTTGCTCGAGTTACAGCAAAGGATAATAGGTCAGCAACATCATTGGTATATTCAAAACCTACCTTGAACTGCTTCATAACGTTTGTCATGATGTCAGCAGCTCCTCCTTTACCTCCCAATTCAGATTTAGTAGCACCAGCAAGGTTTACTGCACCTTGTATATTTTTTTCTGTTTCTGCAGCAGACATACCAGCCATTGCCATAAACCTCATACCTTCTGCAATGGCTTGAGGATAAAACATAGTTTCTCTACCAAGGGTTTTAGCTATTCTTTCTAGCTTCATTTGCTCATCCCCTGTAGCTTGAGTAATGGATTTTACAAATTCCATCTCATAAGAAAACTGAGCAGCTTTCTTAACCATTCTACCCATACCCCTAACTGCCATAACCCCAGCCATAGCCAGACCAGCATACATATTACGCTGTTGTCTAAGCTGGGCCTGTTGCATACGGACCATCTCAGCTTCCATCTGCGCAGCAGTAGAACGTATCCTAGCCGCTGGACCAGAAAACTGGTCACGTAGGAACATTGTAACTCCGATACCCAATGTGGATCCGCCTAACATATTACTTAGGATTTAAGTTTTTTATCTAACTGTTTGTCATACTCTTCGCAAAGTTCAATGAACTTCTTACGACGTTTGACTGAAAGGTTTAAAAACTCTTGAAAAGAAAAGTTTAATTTGTGATGAGAAAGATAGAAGTAGTCAGCTTCTAAATTCCCCGTGGAAAGAAAAAATCGGTACTAGCTATTATAGGGTATTCTAATATTTCTTTAGTCTTTGGGTGAGGGATTTCAGTAGCTAAGCCTATCTCTGGATCATTAGTTTCAATCTCAGTTCTTATATCTACCATATCCAGTGAAGTAAAAGGTTTGAAGGTTTGGATTGGAACCCAAGCATCCCCTATTTTTTGTTCCATATTTCTACCGAACAATTCAGTATTTATACTTTGGTTTTCTAGTCCTACCTTCATAGCATACCTTTCACCGTGGCCATTCATAAAAGTATACCTTAATTCTTTACCAGTACGAGTTTTGAATATCCTAGTGGCATCTTTACCAAACGGGTGAGGTGGTATTCGATTTTTAAAATATTCAGGATCTCCTGGTATAGGGAAAGGCTTATCTTCATTCCAATAATCCCATATAAATAAACCAAGATCTTCATCATATTCTGCCTCTACTTTATCAGGCCAAGTAAATGTAAAGTGTAAATTTTGCCCTAATGAAAATATCCTACTGGCTATTAGTATAAAATATTTATCACAGAGTTTTAAATTTCGGGCATCATCCAGGTTAAACTTTCCGTTCTCTGTCATGTCTGTATGTACTACAATGCCAGCAATAAACTTATTGGTTGCAGTACCATCCTCAACTCCCACAGCATTAGAAATAATATCATCATCATTACCATTCTGCATTCGAATAGTAATCTCATGACCTGATGGGGTTATAAGAGTTTGTACTTCACCATAAGCTTCGATTAACTTCTCAGGGTTATTTTTCATCGCTTATTATTTATTATAAATAGTACTTCTCGAGTCTAGCCCTTCTACAAAAAAGGGGCCGCATTTGCAGTCCCCTTTTAAGAGCTATGGATCAAAACCGAGAGAAGTTACACTTTAGTCAGCTTGTCTACAGAAAATTCTATACTTTCAATTGTATTATCAGAAGAGCTGCGATCAAGTTCAGCCCCTGCCAATGAGGAAGGCCATACCCCCTGAGCAACCCAGGTGTTGAGAACTGTTGCTCCATCTTCTGCCATCTCTACAATAGTTATTACCTTCTTGTAGATTTGGGGTGGAGCTCCCCCACCAAGCACTGATGACTGGCAGGTATCAAACCATGACCACATATAGGTATCACCCTGATCTGACGGCATAAGCTTTTCACATACAACCTTACCGTATGTTACTCTACCGGCTGTTTTAATATCGTGGTTAGTATCCCCGTGGGCTACTTCTTCAATATCGGCATCCGGAATAGTTACCTTTTGAAAGAGGAAGGGGTTTAAAGGATCCGGACTAATTTGGATGGAGAAATTAAACTTCTTCCTTGGATTAGCAAACTTAGCCATGTTATTTAGTTTTTAAAAGTTAATTACGATATGAATACACCTTCACCCTGTACGAGCATAAGGTTAAGTGTCAATTCCTGCAGAGAAGGGATGGGCCATATTTTCAGATTAATTTTATACTTACCATTCTGAACATCAACCGGATCATTAATCTGAAGGTCATCAATTGTATTGGCTTCCTGATCTCCATAGTATTCATACTTATATAAAGCACGGTATGCAGGTGAGGCAAGCTGGTCGAGATAAGGCTTGAGGTGATAATATATTTTCTGGAATGTAATTGGGTCGTTAGGCTCTTCCAGATATGATTCCAAGATTGGCTTCATTGTCTTTTTCATCCAGAGGACAAGGAATACCACATTCAGGAATTTCTCCTGGTTGTTAGCAAACTGTCCAGAGAAATTACCGGAGAGTTGGGTTATTCCGTTTTTCTGAACCATCATATTAACCTGGGAATTAGCCAGCAGGTTAAGATCTGCAAAAGAAGCGGGAGTACCAAAGTTATTAACAACCCCAAGGGCATCGGGTACAAATCCTTTTGTCTGTCCAGCCAAGGAATACCATTCCCCAAATTGGCTATGCACGTATGCAGCGATCCCCAGTACATCACCCATCTCTGACATAGCTTTTTCTACAAGGGTTCTATCCTCACGAATTCTTATTCCCCCACCATAGAAAGCCCCATGTTTGGAATCATTACCAGTAGCTGCCCTCTCAGCAACTATATTAGCCGCTGTAACAAAGGAGTTAGCAAGGTGTGCAAAGAATACAATATCCCCTCTGGCAGCTGCATAGGTAATACCAGCAGCATTAATAGCATCATCATCTTCTTCAGGACAAGCCATGATAAGCCCATCATCCACATTATCAAACATTAACATGGCTGCAGTATAATCAGCTGCAGTAATACCAGCAGGGTCTACCCCTAAGGTAAAGGCAACAGCAGCAGCAACTACCGGAACCAATAAGACAGCAGCAGAAGCATCCAGGTAAACAAAGTCAAAATTCTGAGACATTGCTTTTATTTCATCCAAACAGGTTTGGTCATTGGCAGTAGATGCAATGAAGGCAGGAATGTTTTCATATATTTCATTCAGTTCAGGTTCCAAAGCATGAACTAATTCCATGTTCCAGTAATCTGTACTACCATTGGTTGCAAGCTTAATCTCAACTGAGAAACTGTTATAATTAACCCCTTTATATTTAGGTCTAACCGTAAACATTTGAACTGGGGCACCATCTCCGTTGGCAATACTTTCTGAACCGGCTTGAACAGCAGCAGTACCAGCTGCATCACCATCTACACGACATATCCTAAGCTTAGCACCACGGGCAATAGCACGCTTACACAGTAAAGGAAAATCAGCTGTTTGCATTAAACCACCAAAGGTTCTTTCGAATTGTGGCCAGCTATTAATGAGGGATACACCTAATTCGGGTTGTTCTACTGGACCCCTTTTAGTTTCTCCTATCACGTAAAAAATACCAGGTTGGGGTGTTGAAACCCCTGGTGTGAAATTCTTCACGTTAAATTGAACTTTAGCTGCGTCTGGCATAACTATAATTTTTTATGGTTTTAAATCTTTGTATTATATATATAACTACCGTAGTATTGTTAAGGAGTTACTATCAGAGGAGTAGAATCTTGCCCCCAAGTTCTATCCATATACTTCTGAACATTAGTATTTAAGGTTATCTCAGTCATCTTAGCAATAGTATTATCTCCTGCAGCTACACTATCAATCGCTACATCTTCATGATCCCAAGCATCTGGAACTTTATACGCATATACATATTCTGTAATACCTTCATCCACATTACTCTGGTCATAATAGTTTAAGTATTCTGCAAAAAAAGTTTTAGTTCCATCATTATACCATGGGTGATAATGTCTACGGGGTACTGCTAATGACATAATAGCATTAAGTATTCTAGTTTGGGCAACCGAATTAGATATAAGATGAAAGCTAATAAATAGGTTAACAGTTTGAGGAGGTGTTACTAATGCTTCATAGTGAGTAGTTGCATCATTAAAGAACCTGCGAGGATCTCCACCAAGGTCTCCTGGTAAGAAATTTCCACATTCAATAACTATCCTTGGTACTTTCTTTATACCCTTAGCCTCATTACTTCCCCCACTAAATAGTTCTATGGCAAACCCTTTAGCTGCTACTACTGCGGTGATAGCTGCTTCCCAAGCAGCCCATCCTGCTTCACTATCTGGGTATGTACCAGTATCAGCTACATCAGGTAAATACTCTTTATCTACTATTTCTTGACGTATGGCTTCAAATAAGCTACGTTCTATAATTTCCTGTATACTGGTTAAAGCTGTTGCTGACATTATATTTTAGTTATTGGGATTCCCTTTGCTTTTAATTCTGCCGCAATATGTAAAGTCATATAATTTTTTAATCCCATTAATCCTTTCATATCCTTTTTAAAGGTTTCAGCAAATACCGGTCTGGCAGGTATTCCTTTACCAGGAGACCCCTTCTCAAGTATATTTGCATACTGATGAATTTCTAAGATTCCACTATCCTTAGGATGATACTTTTCTCTTTTAACTCCCTTCTCTATTCCTACCCCAATTCTACCCCCTCCTAAAGGAAGTACCTTAACTGCCTTTTCCATAGATCCACTCCAATGTAATAATGAAGAACCTCCACCATATCTGGCTTTATATCTTGCATATTCTTTACTGTGTGGTTCAAATCCAAATTCTATACCCCCTGTCCTAATATGGTACTGTACTCTATCTCTATACTCTTCAGCAAATTTTCTTTGGGCCCCCGCCCCAGCAATGGCCATGTCAACATTGAGATGGTTTAGTATCCTTTCTACTCTAATCCATTCCCCTACTAATTGTATTTCAACATTAAAACCCCCTCTAGTTCTTAACCCATGTCTTACTCCTTGAATAGCCATTATCTCTTAGGTTGCTTTTTGTAAAGATATACGTTCTGTATTTCTCCTGATTTATTATCACTTAAGTTTATATACATCCTACCATCTGCATTTGCTATATGAATTGGGTATGGACTATATATGGGTTTACCAACAAAAGCTATAGGAATTTTAATGTCAGAATTATTAGGCCCATTTACCCATCTTATATCGACCTCAAAAATTTGACCTCCATCATCTGCTATTTGATATACTATTGTTGAATCCCAATTATCTGTGATCAGCCTTCCCCATTCCCACCACATTTCTTTATAGTGTTCATATTCATGGGTCATAATAGAAGCTTCCTTATAATATAAAGGGGCTTTAAAAAAATTAACTATATATTCTGGGCCTACTATCAAAGTTCCACTCCCACCCCCAAATAGTACAACTATAAAGCTAATGAGAAATTTCTTATTCTTTTTCCAAAAATCATGAAGGCTAATATTTATCACTACCAGTTGGGGTTTCTTCTCTACCAAGAACTACATAGAACATAAGAACTTCACTACCTGCCTGTGCAACTTCTGTTTCCCCTGATGCACGGTATTCCATACCCCTATGTATAAATAAATCTTTACCTGGATCCATTGCAAAAAATCCATCAGCATTTAGATACCCAAGATCTTCAAGGTATTGCTTATTTAAAACCAGTACAATATTCTCTGAATCTAATGCACCTCCTATGGATTCCTTATTCATAGGCCATGTTCTAAAGATATTGTAGGCTACTAAGGTATTCAATGAGATATCAGTATAATTTTCATTAGCTTTTGTATCTTCACCATACCTTTGAAAGCCTCTAGTATGCCTACGCCATATAACTACATCCTGATTAAAGCTTTCTGAAGCTAAATCAATAACATTTTTATACTGGGTCCATTGAGCTGGTGTTAACATTATACGTTATTTGTTACGGATTCAGTTGTTAAATCCAAACTTTCATTCTTACTGGTATCC